TATAAACCAGAATAACATGACAGCAGTAGAAACACTACTAGATTGGCTTAAAAATAATCATTACTATATTGGCAATGATTTACTAGAGAAAGTTGAAGAACTAAAACAAATGGAGAAAGAGCATATTATAGATGCTTATGAAGCAAGTCATATATCAATGATGACAAGTGAGCAGTATTATAATGAAACTTATAAATCAGAATAAGATGAAGTATAGTAAAGAATTACCTCTTTGGTTAAGAAACAGATGCTGGGCTATATTCATGAAAATGAAGCCTAAAGTTAGAAAATTTGTTTACAATGACAATTTTGAATTATACTGTAGTGAATTTATAAATGTAAAATAACACAAAAAGTGTTACACAAAATGTATAATATAATAGCTAAAATGTACATAATTTGTGACAAAAGTATAATATATTAACTAATTAACTTAAAAGATGATAACAATTTTTAGAAATGGATATGTACTCTTATTGAGTTATAATCCATGTGATATATTTGATTATTATAATGTAGATGAAATGCATGGGTTATCATATACAGAATGTGATGCTTATGCAAATACAAAAGATAGTGCATACATAGCAGGATGGAGTAATTTTGTACCCAAAGTTTCTGGTGAATATATATCAAATGATGATAGATTTGTATTTATTAATCTATCTAGATGTACTGATCCAGTAAAAACAATGGGTATTATTATGCATGAGATGATGCATCATTCTTTGTGGTGGCATAGTTATTCAGTAGAAAATAAAGAAGAAGAAATTATTACTTGGGCTGAAGAAGAAAGCTACAAGGTTTACAATTTAGTTAAACCTATGTTAGGTAAAGTAGTAAGAGAAGCTATAACCTTTAAATCAGAATAAGATGACAAATAAAAACATTGATAAAGCACTGATGCATTGTTATAGGGAGTTGTTTGCAAATGCAACTCCTGCTGCATCCTTTGATGAGCTACTAAAGAACTCTACAGTTAATGATAGTGGGCAAAGAGAGATACCTTTTATGGATTATGAAATAGAAGAAGAAAAGTTTGATGAGATTATAGAAGATACTATTGCTGTATATAAAGTTAAAGGTAAGATTCTTAAACAATCATTTAGAAATACAATATTATTTGGATGCTCTCCAAAATTTAAAAAATTATGAAAATAGAAAATGAATTTATACCTTACAAAGAAGCCTTAGCTTTAAAAGAATTAGGATTTAATGAGAAATGCATTGGTATTTACTATAACAATGGAAAAAAATTTCTTATTAGTGAAACATTAATGACAAATAGTGAATTAGATAGTTATAATTCCCCTGATTCTGAAATGTCAACACCACTTTACCAACAAGCATTTAGATGGTTTAGAGGGAAGTATGGTGTGATGCATAGGATAACAGCATATGCATTTGGTTATCAAATTCATTTAGATAATACAGCAGAACCTGAATTTTGGGGAACTGACTGGAGATATGATGAAGAAACTGATTACAAAACCTACGAAGAAGCAGAACTAGCTTGTCTTAAAAAGTTAATTGAAATTGTAAAAAATAAATAACATGGAAAAAGTAACATACATAGGAACCGGTTTTGGTTCATTAAAAAAAGGAACAGAATATAATCTTATTAAAGAATATGATAATGATTATTTAGTATTTGATGAATATGGTAATGAAGCTGCTATACCTAAAAAAGACTTTGCGGATAGAAAAAGTGAAGTTGCAAAGGCAAGAGCTAAGATGCTTATGATGTTGAAGGATGGGTACAAACCTAAACAAGATGCACATTATGATAACTCTAATGGAAGTCTATATTTATTTGCAGAACAGCATAAGCTTAATGCTTGGGAATTTGATATCATTAAAAGAGTAGTTAGATGTAGAGAAAAAGGTCAGTTCAAAGAAGACCTAGAGAAGACTATCAGAGTTCTAGAATTATATGCAAAAGAGTATAATATTGGGAATTTAGAATAATTATACGTAAAAGAATATAAAAATTATGAAAAAGTTATTATTAATACTGGTTTTATTGTTTACTGTAAACAGTTTTTCCCAGAGTGTAATTCAAACATTTGCTGCACAAATTGGATACTGGAATGTAACCACAGAAAAGTATAGTTGGAATACAGTTATAGAAACTGATATTACATTTACAATTCAAAATGGATACATGTTTGCCACAGATAAGAATAATTCTGTATATGAAATTGTTAAGCTTCAAAGTAGTGCAGGTACAGAAGGAGTTTGGAGTGCTACAGATGAAAATGGAGATCCATGTAGTATAATACTAAAGTATAGTGATGATGACTCAAATATACTTGTAGTAGTTTATGATACTTTTTGTGTTAAGTATTACTTTGAATAAAATGTGTTAAATTTGTTAAAAAATAAACTTAAATATATGAAACACAAAGTAGTAGAAGAAAATGGTTTGTACATGGTATTGTGCAAAAAAGCATGGTATACAAGATGGAAATATGCTAGAGATAAGAAAACACCAGCTCTTGTTTTAGTATGGAAATCTAAAAGAGCAGCACAGTCTTACATAAACTTTTTACCAAAGAAAAAATAAAGTATGAAATTATATGATGTACCTAGATACTCTAGGATTAAAATGGAAGGTTTAGAAATGAATAATAAACCTGTAGGTGAATTTAACTTTTTATATGTAGATGGAATGTATTCTACATGTAAAGATGATAATGGAGAAGCATTTCATCTAATGGCTGATACAGAAGTAGAGTTAGTGTGTTCTATGAAAGAACATGATTTAAAATCTTTAAATAAATAGTTATGACAATTATTATAATAAGTTTAATCTTTATTGCTATTTCTGCAGTAATTATAATAGGTTTTATAAAAAGCATCTATGATGATATAGATAACAGTGAATATTAAATTATAAGTATGAAAGAATTGTTTTCTTTTTCAAAAGAGATTGCTGAAGAACACTACAATATTACAAAGAATGTAGATTCAAGCATAAACTTCTTGTGGCATATGTATTACAAAGGCACAAAGGCCGGGAATTATGAAAAATTTATCTTTATGGCAGAAATGAATCTCCTAAAAGAGTTAGGTTATACAAATGATGAGGAAATAACTAATATGATTAAGATGATGGATTCTGAAGATAATGACAATTTTAATATTGTATTTTTATCTTTAAAGAACCTCAGAAACCAAAGAATAAAAGATCATAAGGTATGTACTTCTCAACCAACATTTGTTTATATGCCAATTATTGAAAGTTATTTAACTAAAGTGTTAAGTATTGAGCTTTTCAAACATAATAAAGATAAGCAGTTATCTTTTCAAATTTAACTAGCATGTTTACAATAAAACTTATAAAAGAAGATGGAAAACTTATCCATCTTGATGAGAAATCTAAGTTAAACTACAAATTGTTTTTAGATAAACTTCCTGAAGGACAGAAAGTAGAAATGTTTTTAGCATTAGCAGATACAGATCATAGTAGAGCTCAATTAGCTAAAGTGCATGCATGTATAAGAGAATTAGCAAAAGAATCTGGATATACTTTTGATGAAATGAAAACCATTATCAAAAGACAATCCGGTTTATGTTATGATTTAGAAGATGCAGAGTACTGTAAATCATTTGCTGAATGTAGCAAAGATGAAATTGCATTAGCAATAGAAGCTTGTATTCAAATTGGTAGAGATAACTATAACTTTAATCTGTCATAGCTTTAGTATCTATCTCAGTTTCATTATACAAATTGTTTAATGAAGCTTGTCTTTCTATTTCTGCAAGTAATAATGTTGTAGTATAGAAAGATCTTTGAATATCTGTCATATCTTTGTATTCTTTCTCACCTGTTTCTTTAATTACTTGTTCAGAATTTTCTAATTTTTGAATTTCTGTAAACAATGTAAAGAGAACAGCTTTTACCATTAGATAGAATGCTTTATTGATTTTAACATCAATAATAGCATCATCTTTCATTTCTTTTACCTTACTCATAATGATTAATTTGAACAAATATAATAAAAAATGCAACAAAAATTAGATGTAAATGATATTAAACAAAAAATGTTTAATAAATTAGAACCTTCTGGATGGGGAAAGATATTTAAATCTTTTATATTTAGCAGTGAGTTTGATAATATAATACTACAACTAGCAAAGTTATCATCTGATGGCAAAAGATTTACTCCAGCCTTAAAGGACATCTTTAGAGCATTTGAAGAATGTCCATATGATCAACTCAAAGTTGTTATAGTAGGACAAGATCCTTATCCTCAATTTGGAGTAGCTGATGGTATTGCTTTTAGTTGTAGTAAGACTAATGAACTACAACCTAGTTTAAAGTATATACTAAATGAAGTAGTAAGAACGGTATATTCAGGGCATCCTGAATCAACAGATGTAGACTTAAAAAGATGGTCAAATCAGGGTGTGTTAATGCTTAATACCGCTCTAACAACTACTATAAACAAAATAGGTCAGCATTATACAATATGGCAACCTTTTATAGCTTATTTGTTTGATCATTTAACATGGAATAGAGAAGGATTAGTATATATTTATATGGGTAAAGAAGCAAAGTCATGGGAAGATGCAGTAAATGATAATAATTTAAAATTATTTACAGCGCATCCTGCAAGTGCTGCTTATCAGCAATTAAAAACATGGGATTGTCAAGATGTATTTAATGTAACAAATGAATTCCTTGATAAAAATTATAACACTAAAATTATTTGGTAATGACAGAGATATTTTTAAAATTTGCCAAAGAAGGCATAACACCAAATGCATATTATATTTTACATTGCATTAAAAATAAGATTGTTCCCAATAAATTTGTTAATAAAGAACTTGAAAAAGTTAAATTACTCAACGGTGAGTGGATAACTGAAGACTTGCGAATTACTAGTAAAAGTATTATCTTTATGGAAGAGATAGAAGGATATTTTAAGAAAAGTAAAAAGAAAACTTCCACTAATTTAATGGGAGACTTATTCTTAGACAATATCATAACTTACAATGAAATTTTTCCAAATAAGAAACTTACAAGTGGTAAATATGCACGTGTAAATCCAAAGACTTTAGAAAATGCATTTAGATGGTTTTTTGAAACATATGATTACAACTGGGAAACAATTCTTAAAGCTACTGAAAAATATGTAGATGATTATGAAATAAGAAGATATGAATACATGAGAACATCTCAATATTTTATCAGAAAACAAAATACTGATAAAACTTGGGATTCAGATTTAGCAACATACTGTGACCTAGTAAATAATGGGCCAGAAGAAGAAACAAACTATTTTAAAGAAAGAGTCATATAATGTTTGAAAAATTAAAATTATTATTTATTGCCATTATGGGTAGTGTTACTGTGTATTTTTTCACTAACATATTTATTATAAAAATAAGTTTTTGGGAATTTTTCTTTATAGAATTACTAATAACATTATCCCATGAAATTTACAATTACCATAAAACTCAAGTAGAACCAAACTCAAATTAAAAATGTCAGAATTATTTAATGGTGCCAGGCCTTTATTGCCTGTAAGTGAAAGAGACTCTTTAAAAAAGGCTATCTTAAAGATGAAAGCCAGAAGAAGTGGTGACTTAAAGTCACTCAGAAGTGCATGGCCCAAATTTAATGATGCTTTTTGTGATGGGTTAGAATGGAGAACTATCACTGTAGTAGGTGCTAGACCGGGAACAGGTAAGACTTTATTCATGGAACAGTTAATTAGTGATATTATAGAACACAATGCTGACCAAGAATTTAGAGTTTTAAAGTTTCAGATGGAGATGTTGGATGAAACCAACGGAATAAGAAAACTAAGTATGAATACAGGTTCTGATTACAACACACTAATGAGTAAGGGCACACCTGTTGATGAAAAAATATTCTACAAGTGTGTAGATTTTTATGAAAAATCAGTTAACTATGACTTTATAGATGTGGTATATGATGCATGTACAATAGATGAAATGTGTGCAACTATCCACTATTATATGGAGACTAATAAGAAAGCTGGTAAAACATATACAAACACACTAGTTACTATTGACCACTCAGCTTTATTTAAAGTTGGTAAAGGTCAAAAGGATAAGTTTGAAATGTTATATGCATTAGGTGAAGCTTTAACAATGATGAAGAAGAAGTATCCAGTTGCATTTCTTGTACTAAGTCAGCTCAATAGAAATATTGATAATCCTGATAGAGCAAGAGATGGTGAATACGGTAATTATGTGTTAGATTCTGATATATTTGGTTCAGATGCTTTATTACAGCATGCAGATGTTGTATTAGGCATTAATAAACCATCTATACGTAAGATTAGACAGTATGGTCCTGAAAGATTTATAATATCAGATGAAGATACATTAGTATTCCACTTTCTTAAATCAAGAAATGGTACAACAAGATTAAGTTTCTTTAAATTAGATAGAGATACTATGCGTATAGTAGAAATGGAGACACCCCCTCAATCAATGAAAAAATAATAAAAAATAAATTATGTTTAGTAGAAAAGAAAAAGAAAATGAATTATTTAACAGTCATTCTGATACATTCAGAATTTTAAAAGCATCCAGTCCATTATTTGTAGCTAAAACTGCTTTTTTTAAAAAAGGTAAATTTGGAAGACAAGTTCAATTATTTGAAGGAGAATTACAAAGAGGAGAAGACATCTATATAGAATTTGTAGATGTAATCAGAGATGATAGTGGTAAAGAAATGGATTTAGTTCCAATGTTTCCTGAAAGACAGTTATTTAAATACAAGTACAATCCTTTTTATTCTGAGGAATATGAAATCAAGGAGAGTACAAACTCTAAAGGTGATAGCTATTCAGCTTACACTATTCCTGTGTCAGAATTAATGGCAATAATGAAAGATGGTACTGAGATTACATTTAATCTTTATGAGAAAAGAAAGAATGATGCTCCAAAAGTAGTAGAAGATCCTTTACCAAAATTGCAAAAAAACATAAGCTTTCCTGATTTTGATGAGCAATATCCTGCTAAAGAAAAAGAACTTACTTTAGAAATGGATGAATCAATTTATGATATTGTTATGAGAATAAGTGCAGATTTTCAAAAATTAGCAAGTAAATTATGAGCATAGTACTTCCAACTAAAAAAGTTAAGGCTGAAAGAGTTAATCCAAAAAGATTAATTATTTATTCAAAGCCAAAGACTGGTAAAACAACTGCATTTGCAGGATTAGATGATAATTTACTTATTGATCTAGAAAATGGTTCTGATTATGTAGATGCTATAAAGATTAAAATAGGTTCATTACAAGAACTACTTGAAGCAGGTAAAGCAATCAAAGATGCTGGTAAACCGTATAAATTTGTAACAATTGATACTGTAACTGCATTAGAAGATATGGTTGGACCATTAGCTGTTAAGTTGTATAAACAAACCAGCATGGGTAAAAACTATGATGGTGATAATGTATTATCATTAGCAAATGGTGCAGGATATTTATATTTAAGACAAGCTTTCTTTCAAGTTTTAGATTTTATTGATACTTTAGCACCCCATATTATTTTATCTGGTCACATTAAAGACAAACAGGTAGATGATAAAGGTGAAATGGTATTAGCAGCTAATATTGATTTGACGGGCAAGATTAAATCTTTAATCTGTGCAAATGCTGATGCAATTGGTTATATGTTTAGAAAAGGTAATAAAACTATTCTATCATTTAAAACAAGTGAAGAAGTTACTTGTGGTGCAAGACCAGAACATTTAAGAAATGAAGAAATTGTAGTTTCTGAAATGAATGACAAAGGTGAGATTGAATTTCACTGGGACAAAATTTATGTATAATAACAAATAAAAATAAGTAAAGATGGCGTTAAGCACAACAGATTTAGGAACCGGTGGGACTGGTTCAGGAATGGCAAAAACAATTGCACCTGGTAATCATGTATTAAAGATTAACAGTATGGAATTAGTAGATTTTAGTTTTTTGCCAGGAGCAAAGCATTTAGTCTTAAATGTAGAAACAACTCCTATTGAAGGATTTGATGGATTTCTGATTGACAAAGATGATGAAAGTAAAGGCCGTTACCAAGGTCAAATTGGTAGAGTAAAAGCAAGTCAGTATGCATTTGCAGATGGTGAAACTAAAACTGGAATTAAGATTCAGAGAGATAGATCACTATTGATTTTCTTGCAGTCTTTTTCAAAAGCTCTTGGAATTAATGAGTGGTTTGTTGGACAAGATGGTAAGCATGATACAATTGAAGATTTTGTATCAGCTTTTAATACAGCAAAACCATTTGAAAACAAACTAATGGAATTTTGTGTTGCAGGGAAAGAATATGAAAGCAAGTCTGGTTATACAAACTATGACATGTGGCTTCCTAAATCAGAAAATAAAAAGTATGCATATGGTGAACTTGAACAAGGTAAAGTAATGACCTTTGATGAAGCCAAGCATCTTAAAAAGTTAGAAGTTAAAGAAGTTAAAAATTTTGGTGAAGACTTAGGTTTTGATGGACCAATGGTTTCATCTTCTGATTTCAATCTTGACTAATATATAGTTAAGGGGGAATCAGTAAGATGTTTCCCCCTTTTATTTAATTAAGTTATTATGATTTCAACAAAAAACCTTATATCTGATTTAGCAGATGTTCCTAGACAATGGGTATTTGAGTATTATTTAAACTTAAATGAAAAACTTGATGGTCAAAATATAAAAATGCTATCTGCATTTAATGTTAGTGACAAAGTTCCTTCTATGTTTATCTATTATGATTTGCCATCTGGTTACTATAAGTTTAAAGATTTTTCTTCAGGCTTTAGAGGTGACGGTATTGAATTGGTTCAATTACTTTTCAAGCTCCCAACTAGGGGACATGCTACAAACAAAATTATGTATGACTATCAACAGTTTATACTAACTAATACTACATATGAAAGAACTGAACTTAAATTTTATGATAAGTTCAAGGTTACAGATTATGAAATAAGGCATTGGACAACACAAGATGCAACTTATTGGGGTAGTTTTAAAATCAGTTCACAAATTCTTGCAAAATATAATGTACATGCTATTAAACATTTTACAATGGCAAAGACAGAAGAAAATGGTGAGATAACTTCATTTACCTTTGATAAACCATATCTATATGGATATTTTAAAGAAGATGGAGAGCTGTATAAAATATATATGCCTAAGAACTTAGATAAAAAGTTCATTAAAGTTCAAAACTACATACAGGGCATAGAACAATTAGAGTTTAAATCTAAATATCTAGTGATTTGCTCTTCTCTAAAGGACTTAATGTGTTTTAATAGACTTTCTATAGGGAATGTAGAATGCATAGCCCCAGACAGTGAGAATACAATGATAGGTGAATCTGTAATGAATAAGCTATCACCTAAGTATTCTAAGATTATTGTTTTATTTGACAATGATGGTCCGGGCATTTCTGCAGCTGAGAAATACAAAGATAGATATGGTTTTAACTTTGTTATACTTGACATGTCAAAAGATTTATCTGATTCTGTAAAAGATCATGGTATTGAAGCTGTAAGAGATAGATTATTACCATTATTAAAACAAGCATTATGAGTTTAGAAAAAACAATGGATGAACTTGAAAAACATATTGATCATGCTGCAAGTTATTTTATAGATGTAAAAGAAGAACTTGAGAATCTAGAAGGTGAATACATAAATGAAATTGGTGATCTGAAAATACAAATGGAAACTCTTGAAGAACAGAATTATTTACTTGAGGA